TGACCGCGGCGGTGACATCCCGCGCCGTGATGGCGGACGGGATCGGGACGTTGATGACGTTGCCCTTTTGGGCGGCGAGGTTCTGGTAGTCTCGGTTGACGAGACGCGGAAGGATGGCATTCTGCCTCAATGCCAGGAGTCCCTGCGCCAGCAGTCGGGGCAGGACATTGGTGAGAGTGTTTGTCATTCTGCGATGCTCCTTTTACGAGCGCCCACCCATCAGGCGGGCAGGGTCATCGCGGCCCCTTTCAGCGCACTTGAATCTTCCCGCTGGCGATAGCCTCCAGATTGCCGACGAAGGCGACGTTATCGCTTGCCGCGATTACAGTCTTACCGCCGCCTCCAGCGGCACTCCGAGGGGCTCCGCCCCCACTGCTCCCGATGCCCTCGAATGCACCCGCGACTTCTGTGTCTTCCCTGAACGCGGCGATCAACTCGCCATACGACATCGGCTCCCCTTCGCTGTTGAGGCGGGGTTGCCCGTGCTCGTCCAACACCACCGGCACGAACTTCCCATCTTCCTCGAGCATGTCCGACTGTCGTTCGATCACCGGCAACAGCAGCTTCACGCTTCCCTTCGCTGCGTTGATGGCGGTCGTTGCGCGGCCACTGATCAGCTCGCGCCGTAACGCTGTCTCGAGCAGCTTGGCCCGGTCAGCCATCTTCCCCATCTCCTTCGCGTGCGCCGCCTGGAGTTGGGTCTTCATGCTCTCGAGTTGCTCCTTCTGCTTGTCGGTCAGATGCCCTTGCGCGAACTCATCCTCCCGTGCAAGCAACTCGGCGTACTTCTCCGGGTCGATGTCGGCGTACTTCATCTTCAACTTCTTCGCCTCGATCTTCTCGCGACTCAACGCATTCTTGAGTCCGGTCACATCCTCGACCCCTTCGGCATCCAGCCGAAACTTCCCATCATCTTCGACGTACAACCCGCGGAGCTCGTCCGGTACGCCGTCCAGTGTGTCCAACACTGCCTTCAGTTTTGCCACGCTTTCCCCCGTAACGAGCACCGCTCGCGGATCATGTGGAAAAAACATTCTGCAAGGTCCGTGCCTTCCGCCATTATAATGGGCAACCCGTTGCAGTCTGTCAAGTTACTCGAAGCTCATGACGTGCCCATCCGACGTAACGAGGGCCGGCAGTCGTGCCAGGAAGGCGTCGTCCTTCCCTTGAAGGGCATTCGGGAGGGTGTCCCCGATGAAGGTGAGTTTCTTGCGGCCGAGCGACCGCCGCCACTTCTCCATCCACACCGCGGAGATGATCATGTCAGGCTTGGTCAACCAGACCCGCCCGTCGATCACCCCTTCCAACGTGGTCGCGGTGGCCCCTGACGCCAGGGCGTCTCCCCCGTCCGCGTGCATCACCGTGTGATCCTTCAACCACTGCCGTTCCGCGAGGCTTCCCCGGTATGCACCCGATGGCCGGGGAGCCGTCATCTGGATCGCGCAATCCGCCCCGAGCACTACCACGCGCTCCGCGCCGACGTACAGGGCCAAGTCGATGGCGCGCGTGACCGAGTTCAGCCCACTCCCACATCGTACCGTCCCAGGGTACAGGCCCATGTAGAGCCAATCCTCGTACAGCACCGTGGTCTTCTCGTACACGAGGCAGGAGCAACTCTCGACGAGACACGCCCCATCAGGATGATCGTGGTCGCAGGTCGCACAGATCGCGACGGGGGGCTTGTCGATACCGCAGTAGTTGTGGAAGAACGTGAGTGACCGGCCACGCGCGAGCAGGAGCTCGGTGAGATGCGGGTGGATGCTCGACGCGACGAGGTAGTTCACGTCAGGCACGTCGAACCACTCGTCCACCATGTGCGGGGTCTGGTCAATCGTGAACCCGTGCGTACACTTGTGCCCGTGCGCTAAGAGCCACGGCATTGCGGAGTTACACCCCCACACCTGGTCCCCGCGCGCCGTCCATTTCGCGGCATGGGGAGCCAACGACGGCCCGGCCCCACAGATCACGATAGTCTGCCCGATAGCCGAGTTCTGTCGCGCGACCTGCTCGCACTTGAGCGCATTCCCGAAGATGAACGCCTCGAAATGCTCCTTCACCGGATTCACTAGCGAGATTTCCGGTGGGGTATTGATCACTGGTGTCGCGGTCATGCGTCCGCTCCCATAAAGAAGTCTGAGAGGCACCGACAGTTGTAGGTGCTCTCGCCGGGGATCATCTCCCCGTTGGAATACAACATCTCGGCCGGCACGACTTGACCGTTCATTTCTCGATGTTCAGGACGCACCTTCTCGTCCCCCATGCTCTCCCACCGTTTCATGAGCATCTGCCCTTGGGGGAGGCCGCGCTCGAGTACCTGTTTCCACGCCAGCCATTGCCCTTGCTTGATCGCTCCCAACGCGGCTGAACGGGTCACGGTGTCAGCGTTCCACGCGATCATGCGGGTCTGGTAGGCCCCCACCATCCGATCCACCTGAAGGGCGGAGAGCCCTGACCCCCCTTTCCCGAGCGCGCGCGCGAGCAGGGCGTCGAACCGCGGGTCACGGAGGGCGCGCGTGAGCGCCTCGGTGTCTCCGGCCACGAGCATCCGGCGGAAGTTCGCCACCGCGGCGGCTTGGTTCGGGGCCAACGGGAGGAACCCGCGCACCTGTTGGGCGATTGTCAAGGGGCTCCGGCCGGCGGCGAGCCCACGGCCCACGGTGTTGCGGACGGTTTCCCTGATGTCCGCGGCGAGCCGTGCCATCACGCGCGTGTCGAGATCGCGGATGGCTGCCAAGGTACTGGGGGCCACGAGGTCGGTGACCCCGCTCAGGGCACGCGGGAGCCCTTTCCCGGTCCACACCGCGGTGCGCTCGAGCGTCCCACGGAGGCTCAACCGGAACGAGTAGAAGGCTTGGTCGATCTTGGCGGGGGTCAGCACGTCGAGCAGGGGGTCGGGGCCGAGCTGGATGAGCCGGGCGACCACCCCATCGGGGAGAATCCCCCGGAGACTCTTGACGCCACGGAGCCACGCCTCACGCAATTCAGGCGTGGCCCCGTTCAGCCGGCGACTCACCTTCTCCCAGAGGCTCACTCGGTGTCAGGCTCCTCGTCCTCGGGTTCTCCTGCCTTCGGCGTCACCGCGGCGTTGATGGTGGCTTGCGCGGCCATCTCCGCGGCCATCTCCAACTCCAACTCGTCCAGATCGACGTTGGGCGGGAGCCGTCCACCGCGTTGCAGCATCTCCAGGACCATGCGAGCGGGGAACCCGGCGTCCCTGACGAGCTGGCCGTAGGCGATCATGACGCTCGACTCCATCGCCACGCCCTCGAAGTCCCGGTTGATCTCGACCTGTCCCCCTTCGGGGATACCGAGGTAGTTGGCGTGGAATTGGAGGGCCATCTCCACGGCGTCTTGGAGCCCGCGGGCGGCAACGGCAAGCGAGGAATCCCCGGTCGCCTTGTCGATCCGCTTGGCCTCGGCGGTTTCCGCCATCCGTTTCTGGGGGGTGAGCATGGACAGGCCGAGCACGCCGATGTCGCTCTTGAGCTCGTCCAAGGCGCGCTTGCAGGCGTCCAGGGCTTCCCCGTTGTGCGAGGTGTAGGCCAAGGTCGCGGCGGGATCGCTGCTCCAAATCGAGGAGTTCGCTCCGACCACCACGCCTTGTCCCGCCTGATTCGTTGGTTGACTGACCCCTGCGCCGAACAGGATCGGCACACAGGTCTTGTGGATGCTCGTGGCGTAGTCCGACCACTGTTGGTAGTGCGCGATGTTGAGGTAGGCGAGGTCGAGCAGCGGCGGGATGGACTCGAACAGCCCCACCCGCCCCGAGGTCGCGATCTCCGCGATGGGAATGCGCGCCTGGGTCGGGTAGTCTCCGGTGTCGATGAGGTCGAGTCTCCCGGCACTGTTTTCCTCGACCAACGCGAACACCACCACCCCCGCGTCCTGCCGGAAGATGCGATAGCGTATCTGCTCCTGTTCCCCGAACTCCCCGAGCGGCACCATCGTGCGTTCCTCGAGCACCAGTTGGGTGAGGACTTCCTCCCCCTCTTGGATCGCGGTACGCCACGACACGATGTTGTCCTTGTGGATGAGCAACCAGTACGGTCGTCGGGTGCGTTCTTGCGCGAGGCTCTGCTTGCCTTCGACCTTCGGGTACTCAACGAAAATCGCGGCGTGGCCGGCGATGAACGCATCGAAGAACGCCGCACGGCAGAACACGTCCCCGTGCTGGCCCGCGCCGTCAATCGCCTCCCAGTGCTCCACGATTTTCGCGGGCACGTCCTCGTTCATCCAGGGATCGACCCGGAACACCAACCCGGTCAGTCCCTCGGCGGTACGGCGGAAGAAGTTGTGGAACACGCTCCGCTCGAGGCGTACCGCGTAGTTCTCGCCGTCCTCGGCCGGGTTCTGTGGCAGGTAGGTGCCCGCTCGTTCGCGCACCCGCTCCGCGCCGGCCTCGAGATCACGCACGATCCCGAGCCCGAGGGCTTGACGTTGCACCGCACGGGACCGGGTTGAGGGACGGTTTGCTTCGGTGAGTACCGTCGTGCCGGGTTGCCCGCCGGCCCGCAAGGGTCCACGGCCCGGTTCTTTGCCATAGATCGTGGGATCGGCCAGCGCAGTCATGATGGTTCCTTACATGTGAACGGTGGAGAACGTGGTTGGCGGGCGCAGGACGTTGAACTCCTGCCATTGGAGGTAGTCGAGCGCATCCGAGATATGATCGAACCCCGTGCTCTTGTCGCGTTCGTTGGTGCCCTCTTTGTAGGTCAGTCCGGTGAGGGCTTTGATGAGTGGTGCCGCTTTCGGATGGATACGGAGCCGTCGTCGTCCGGCCTGACAGAGCATCGCCTGGGTGTTGTTCACGCGATCCTCGACCAACGGTGCTTTGTGGGGCGCACGCACGCTGAACCCGGCGCGTTGGAGAATCGTGTAGTCGGTCTGCCCGACCGGCGCACTGGTCTTCCGCGCTTTCCCGCTCGGGTCAGGACAGACGACGATTCTCCGGCCGGGGTAGCGGCGTTTGATCTCGGTGACCACGGCGTCGGTATTCGAGGCTTTGAGCTCGAACCCGTCGATCACATGGCATTCGTCGCCGCATCGTACCGCCACCACGGTTGCCATCGGGTTGACGTTGAAGTCCTGCCCGATCAGCAACTCGGCTCCGGTATCCTCGATGGTCGGGTCGATGTTCCCGGCGGGGAAGGTCAGGCGGGAGAACGAGGTGTAGACCTGCCCCTCGATCTCGTCAAGGATCTCGGCGTGGATTTCCTGTCGGCCGAGCTCGGTGCCTTCGTAGGCCGAGAGGATGTCGGCAAACCAGGTCGGCGCGAGATTCGCGCGGTTTTCGTAGCTCGACCCGATCACCACCACGGTGGTGGGTTTTTCTTCGATCTCGGTGAGGATCGGGATGGGCCGCGGGGTCGAGGTGATCAGGATACGCGGTTGGTCGCTCGAGGCTTCCCGCATCCCGAACTGCAAGTTGTCCCAACACTCCCGCGGATTCCGCCACTTGGCGAACTCGTCCAGCCATGCCGTGTCGCCGGAGAACCCACGCAACTGGTCGGGTTCTTCGGCGGAGTAGATCGTCGCCCATGTCCCATTGGGCCACGTCAACCGGCGCATGGTGGATTGGTAGATCGGGCGGTCCCGTGGTCGTGTATTCTTGAGCAGGCCGCCGGGGCCTTCGATCATGTAGTCGCGGGCGTCCGCGGGGTTCTTCGCGATCATGGCGATCCACCGGCCGGGCACTTCCATCGCGCGCTCGTGAACCCAACCCGATCCGGTGCGGGTCTTCCCGAATCCGCGGCCGGCGCGGACTTCCCAGGTGACCCAATCGCCCGGTGGGGCGAGTTGCTTCAGTCGGCCGTGGAGCCGCCAATCCCACCGCATGATCTCGACTTGCGCGTCGGACATGGCGGCGATGATCGCTGCCCGTTCTGCTGGGGGACGAGCGGCGAATATTTCAATTCGCGAGCGCGTGTCTACGCCGTCAAACGAGAGAATCACGCGAACGGGTCATCAGGTACCACCTTGAGCCGTGCCGCGATGCCCTCGAGTCGGTCCACGAGCTTGGCGCGTTCCTCGGACATCTCGTGTTCGACCTTCCCGCTGTGCTCGATCTTGGAATCCACGTCGAACTTCTCGGTGTAGCCGCGGTCCTTGCCTTGGGTGGACAGAAAGAACTTGATCGCCCACGGTTCGTCCCGCTCGACCGCACTGAACAGTTTGTCTTCCGCGATGTCCAGCGCATTGGTCCGCGCTTCCTCGCGAATCTCCCGCAGCTCCGGGTACTTCTTGAGCCGATTGTAGACGGTCTGATGGGTACAGCCGAGATACTGCGCGGCAATCGCCACCCGGCCCCGTGACTTGGTAAGGGCCATCGCGAACTGCTCGTTGGTGTTGTGATCCCCAATCCCCGCGGGACGCATCGTCTCCTCCTACACAAAAGTAGGGCGTG